TTTTCATCTTGTTCGCTAAACCTGTCTTCCATCATCTGTTTCATTTCACGCAGCTCATCAATAATCATACGATTGTGTGCTTCGCGTTTACTTGCAGTGTGGTCTGCTAATCGCTGATGGTCGGTGTAAGCGGACTTACGGTATTCTTCTAATTTATCCAACATACGCTGAGATCTTTGCTGATCTTCAAGCCTATGTTCTTGTACCATTCTATCAAGATCTTCAAGATTGTCAACTGTATTTTTAATGATTTCGTCTTGCACGGCGACTTTTTGAGACAGATCTGTTAACAATTCTAAAGACGATTCGACTTTCGTAAAGAACCTCTCAATATTCTTTACGTCGGCTTTAATTAAAGCAATATCAGTTTTCATTTCTACTAGTTCTTCTTGCATCTCGGTTCCTGATATAAAAAATGGCCGTAAAGACGGCCACTATTTTACTCATGATTAAAACTATAATCTTTATTGAATCTATTTATTCATTTTGAGGCTTTATTGCCTCCTCATAATACAAAATAATTTCACCTTGTTGCTGAATATATCTACGTAATTCAGCTATGTTTAAAGCTAAATTCTCATAATCTTTTACGCTGAAGGCTACAAAAGCACGGTTACCATTTACCTCTTCGAATTCTGCTAAGAACTCTTCAAGATTATCTTTATTTACAACGTATAAACGTGTATCAGTTAGGTTGATCGGCTTCGGCCGAGCTACTGGAGGCACTGTCGTCTGCTGGACGTCCGTCACCGTCACTATTTTCGGTTCCGGTGTTAGGAGACTGCAACCAGCTAGGAAGGGGAGAATCACCAGCCCCACCAGTATCTTGCTCGAGCTCACGCCATAATTTGGCAGTCGCACCATTCATCTTTCCTTCAAGTTGGCCTGGTTCTTTAAGAGCCAAAGCTGTTAAATTATGTCGCTGTAGCTTACCACGGAGATCATCACCATACGCCTCCGCTTTTTGTAAATCTGCTTGTAGAGTTTGGTTTAATTCAGCCATTTTGGCTGCATTAGCTTGCAAAGTAGCGATGCTAGCCTCGGCGGTTGCTACTGCGACTTCCATTTTAGCAACGTTTGCACGCGCTGTTTCTAAGTCTGATTGTAGCTTTTGGATATACATATATCCAACACCACCACTGGCTAGCACCAGTATTACTATTGCGATTTTGATTGAACCAATCAAGGATTACTCCTCGTCTTCGTCCTCATCATCCTCGTCTTCGTCCTCATCTTCATCTTCTTCGTCCTCATCTTTGGACTCTTCAAGATCTTCTTCTTCGAGGTCTTCTTCAAGCTCTTCGCCAGCCATTAGTTCTTCAGCTTTAGCTTCAAGAGCTGCTTGAATACGAGTTTGGATTTCTTCTTCGAACGCTTCTTTCATTTCAAGCGGACGACCGGCCATTGCTTCTGCAACGATTTTTTCTAAAGACATTTTTATCTCCTTATGTTATCGATCTAGTGTTATATTTATTCAACCAAACATTTTGGCTTGAGTAGCAGGACCTACGATCCCGTCAGCAACTAGACCATTGAGTTTTTGCCACTTTTTAACCGCAACTAATGTGCCTGGACCAAAGTCGCCGTCAGCCGCAACTCCAATTGCTTTTTGCATTTTCTTAACATCATCGCCTTGCATACCTTTACGCAAAGTACGAACACCGGTAGATGCTGCTTTTGGAGCAGGTGCCGGAACTTCTCCGCCAAGAATAGCTAATGCTTCTTCCCAACGACGGTTGCGATCATCTAAACCAATTGTACCACCATTAATTTTCTTTGTTAAGCCAACATTGTCGCCTTTATCAGCCCATGTGGCGAGTTTATTTGTTTTCCAGAACCAACATGCGGACTCAATAGCACCTTTTGGTGTTGCTACGTATTCTGCTGCTTCTTCTGCTGACATTCCGACTGTTTTGCCAAATGCTGTGTAATTGTTGCGGCCAGTAAGCTGCTTGATTCCACGCCCCCTGAAGAGCCAGCCATCCCCGTCATTAACATTGCCCATTGCTCCTCGCTTAGATCTGAACTCATCTTGGTAAACATAGTTCGCAATTTTTTCCGGATTTCTAGCATATTCTGCAGCATCTCTTTTCCCTGCTCCAAAGTAACGACCAAACACCGAATTCAATGCTTTTTCGCTATAGTTAAGGTTTTCTTCTAAACGAGTAAAATCTAATGATTCGTGAGCACACTGTGCCATAAAACCGGCAATACGGTTCGGTGTATTAATTTCGTATGTTTCAAATAACTCAGTTGCAGCTGCGTACCAAGATTCTGGATCTTTATTTTTTGGAATCATTGCACTGAATTGTTCTAATGTAATCATATTTTATCTCCCATGATATCTCTAAGCTTTTTCTTCTTTGATTTATTTGATGAAGTCCATTTCTTTTGAGCAGCTTTAGAGAATGCACTTCCATCCATACCGGCAATGTTTCCACTGCCTACATTATTAGCTGGCTCTTCGTTCATACGATCCATAATCCAATCTTTTGCATTGGTTTTACCGTATTCAGTAGTTTCCCATTCCCAGCTTTCTCGACGCTTATCCCATACCATAACTTTCCATTCACCTTTATGGCGTTCGTTATGATCTAAAGCCTTTTCAATTTGATATTTCTTACCACCAATAGTAGCTTGTATTTCACCATTGGCACCTGCTCTTTTCCAACGAACAGGTGCTGGCTTACGAGCTTCTTCTAATTCTTCTGGTACACAATTAGGAACATCTTTACCGTTTTTCTTTTTCATACCAACTTGCTTATAGCCATTCCAACAAGCTTCATCTTGACGTTCTGCATCAAGCTTTGCGGCAACTGCCATCTGACGGCGTTTTGCTTTTGATTTACCTTTGAATTGAGGAGCGTCCGAGTCATAGAAATCTTTAATCCATGTACCCATATCATCAGACTTTTTAAGCTTTTCTGATAAAAAACCGTTGACACGATCTTCTAGAGTGGTATAATTGAGGTATGCCTCAGAAAATACAGATAAAGACTCTTCTAAATCTTCTTCATTAATATCTTCTGTGATAAGAGATTCTTCGGTAAAAGCTTTATGCTCTTTAATAAGATATAAAGCAGCCGCATATGATGCTAAACGAGAACCACCTCCAGGCAATTTTGCTAGAAGTTTCTTCATATTTAGAACCATAACATCAAAGACTCCAAAAGCCTTTTTTTGCTTAGAGTCGCGATCTTTTTTCTTTACTAGAATATTACCTTTATCATCGATTACGCCTGCTTCGTAAGCATCCCATTTATTAAATGGAGTAGCTAATCTACGGATAAATTGATATACTAAAAATAAATCAACGACCATCGGTCAGATTCCTTTGAGTTTTTCAGATATAAATGGATCTGAAATAATGCTGCTTTTGTGTAAAAACACGTCTTCGTATTGAATGAATTCCGGCATAAAGTTCAAATACTCAACAAATGGCTTAAGGTACTCATGATACTCGTGCAAACGCATGAATAGCATATTTGTAGCTTCAGGCCCGAACACATTATAAATGATAATCAAGTGGTTTAGAATCAACCTTTCTTTCAAATCATTGTCTTGTCTATATCTTCCAAACAACTTTCTTAAATACTGAAACCGCTTTAAGTCCTCTTCAAATTCTGCAATATCAGAACATTGAGGATTTTCGTAATGTTTAGAAGCATATAACAGAAAGGTTGATTCTGCTAATCTCATAATATACTAACCGTTATTAGCTATCAGCTGCGATAGTATCTTCAACCGCTGTATTACCTGTTACACCAGCGTCACCGGCATCGCCAGCAGATACTTTCATTGCAACTAAGCATTCTGAACGATGACGTCCACCGGCATTGCTATATAGATTCCAACCTGGAGTCTTAAGACCCTTTGCGCGGTTAGCAGCAACACCAGCTTCTGTAGTATCAATGAATACTGCATTATCGCGGTCGTTTGATGCGTTTGTGTTATTTGCATCGTCTTCTAACCATGTTGGTACTGAAGCTAATGCGTCTGTTTTTCCCCAAAGTGCCATTTGTTTTCTCCTTGATGAGGGTTTGTATTATTCTTATTTATTCTTTATGCAGTCGCTGGTTTATTTGAACTTAAATCTGAGATTTTTTTATCTAGATCACTAGCTCTTTTCTTCATATCAGAAATACGTTTTTTACGTTTATACTCAGCTTCTTTTTTCCTAGCTTCTTTTTCAGCTCTATTACCCGCAGCATCTTGTCTAGCAGCTTTAGTGCCACGGATATTGCCTTGCTTATTAACAACAGCTTTCTTAGCCATGCGAGCTGCGCCTACAACTGCTTTTGCGCCAAG